AAATGTAGATTGAATCCGCTCTATCATTTTCAACCATATCTATAGAATCCTCAACTAAGTTAGAGTTATTAACATAATCAATACCAGGTGTTACGAAAACATTTATGTTAACCGCTTCAGGGTTTGCAAATGTTTTTTGACCTAACAAGTATGCGTAATAGTCAGTATTTGCCCAATCCTGAGTGTTATCACCAACAGTAATTTGTTTAAACGCTCCCCATCCTGTTGCGGTAGGGTATTTAAATGAAGGACAAGCCCCTTTTCTATAACCTGATTGACCTAAAACAAATCTATCTCCGTTAGTTCTGTAGTCTCTATAAATGTCCCATCCATCAAAACCACCTGAACATAAGAAACTAAATTTACGTGCAAATAATCTATAATAAGGGTTAGAAGAATCTTCAGGGTCAGTCGTAAACGGTGCTGAACCTACGTAGAATGCTGGTGTACCACTAGTAACAAATCCGTTACTAATTGTTATTGCCGAAGCGTTTACATCCATGTGGAAACCTCTTGTTTTATAGAACCAATCTTCACCACTAACGTCTGTACAAATATCTAATGGTAATTGTTTACCTTTGTAACCATAAAAATCAACATCAAACCCAACAGTATCTGAAATACCTAAATAAGTTCTACGAACATTGTCACCAGCACTTCTTACGATGTCATCAGCCCCTGATGATAAACCAAACGGTGGGTTATAAACTACTTCACCTGGGAAATCGTATTTAGTTTTATAAATTGGGAATGGTGGTCTAACTCCCGAATATTCTCTAAACGAGTATCCTTGGAATCCACAAGGTAATGCGTCTACAGGAGCATCCTCATTAATTTCGACCATGATGAATTTTGAATTTAAAGCGTACTCACCATCAACTGTTCCTATCTTCTTAGCGATGAAATTATTCTGACTTGGGTCCATAGAACAATTTGTAAATTTCTCAAGTACTGTAGGTGCGGAATCAGAGTCAAAGAAATCTCTAACTAACACATCAAAAGTACCGTTACCAAATGAGATATTCGCAATAGAGATTTTAACTTCGATGTTTGCCGAATCTCCGTCCGCAATTGTTGTCACTTTAAATAAGTTATAAACTTTATTACCTCTTAATTCTGAAACAACCCAAGGAGACACAGGTGATTGATATTTTTCTAAGTACCAAGCGATTGAAGTAGGGTCACTACCTTGTCTTGCGTTTGGTAACGCAGTTAATTCACAATTTAAACCTCTAATGTAACCTTTTCTCCACGCGTAATTTAATAACGATTGGAATCTCTCCTCAACAAATAGAGGAACGACATCTTTAGGTTTTGCGAAGTTAGAAGTACCAAATACTTTGGTAATATACTTACTATCTGAATTTGAGAACGATGTCTCAAAGAAAAATTTATTATTATCTTTATCTGTTACATTTAAAGCGAAAGTTGAGTAAGGGTTTTTAGTAACTGCAGAATACTCATTTCCACAAACCATCTCAACATCAGTTAAACCTGATACTTCATATACCGCTCCATCATCTGTACCATATGTTGCTAAACCTCTTGAACGTAATGTAGCAATTACTAAGTCGTCATAATCGGTGTATGCCGTACCTGAGAAGATGTAAACTCTACCGATAAGTGTACCTGTATAACAATTAACAGGAGCTGCGGTTGTAGTTGTTGTAGTTGATGTAGGTGTTGGTGTAACACAAGGATTTGTTGTAGTAGTTGTTGTAGTTGGTGGTACTAATGTTGTAGTTGTAGTAACAGGAATTAATTCTAAATTAGTTACAACACTCCAATATGAAAATCCACTATAAACTGCGTTTCCAATGTTATCAAATGTTGCATAATACCAAGGGTCGTTAACCGAAGCGGTGAAATCAATTGACGATGCGTTAACATTCTCAACACCAAAAACGTTTGTTTCTGCGGTGTATATAGTTGATAATATGTCGTAAGTTTCTCCTGAGATTGCCCCATAATAATTAATAGAAGTTAATTCTAATGAGTTATCATTTAATATATCAAAAATTTGATTTGTCATATCTTGATATAAAGTAGATGTTGACCCATTAAATTTCTCATAAGACAAATTCATTTTTGCAGCAATTTCATCAGGAATTTGAGACGGAGTTATAAACGATATTGAACTAACGTCATTTGTACAACCTGTAAAGTCAATCTCATAATCAATAGTAAGATATTCATTACATTCAGGTAAACAATTTGTTATTACTGGGTCAGTACAATAAAAATCAATAGTGTTTGGGTCCACGTTTGCTTTAGTAGTAATTGACCATGACGGACCAGCGTCATAACCTGACAAACCCAAAACTCTAGTTACGAATAACTGATTAGATTGTTGTAAATATGATTTTGCGATATACGCACCTTCATATTTAGGTATTTGTGTGTTTATGAATTTTTCAGGTGAAGTTCCCCCAAAATATGTTGTAAACTCATCGAAGTTTCTAATAAAAATAGGTTCGAAAGCAGGACCTTTTAAAGTCTCACCAACAATCCCTAAAGTTGTAACCCCAACACTTTGAGCCACAAAACTTAAATCCACCTCTGATGTGTACACCCCAGGAGATACGAATACTTTGTTGTTAGATGCCATTATTAATTTAATTTATCTAGTTAATTTATTTTTATAGATAAATATTAGCAAAAAACCCAAAATACTTTACTTTGATGTAACTATTTATAAATTGGGTAGAATAAATTCTACCTTTTTTCTACCATGTCAAATAATGAAAAAAAGATAAAGAATTTAAAGATTTCTGTGGAGGTTCATGACACATTAAAGAAGTATTGTGACAAACATGGAATTAAAATGTATAGGTTTTTAGAGAAACTTATAATGGACAAATGTAAGGAAAAGAAAGATATTTACGGTGAAAATTAAATTAACACTCCGTATAATAAAATTTTAGATTCTAAATTAACGTTTGTTTTAACAATTACAAACTTTAAAACATCATTAGTGTTAATTTGAATTGTGCTTATATCGGTACCGTAATAATCATTATTTATAAAGACATCGTAAGACTCAATATTTTCGGTTCCAACTATTTTGATATCTGCGATATAATCAAAAACTTGTGATATAACATCATTACCCACAACAAATAAAACTTCTTTCGGTTCTTTTTCTACTGAGGTATCTTTTTTAATTTGTCTTCTTGATGTTTTAGTGTCAACTTCTACAACTTGTAATAATCTTGTTACTGCGGGTGAAACTTCAAACTCATCCTCATCCATTAAAAATCCCAACATAGTAAACTCATATGTTTGTATGTAATATTTTCTTTTCTCAACATCCATCACCGATTCATCAGAAATATTACCATTAATAATTGGTATATAGTGACCTTTTATTACTTGGTAAGCTTGTCTTGATGCAAACTTCTCAAGAATAATCTGATTAAATTTATTTAGTTCCCTCATTCTATTACATACAATTTTAACCTGATATGTAATATCTACAGGAACTGGCTGAGGTATTTTGTATATATCCATACCTGCTCTTTGACCGTCCCAAGTTGGTACTTGTGCATAAAAATATTGTCTTCTATTTGGTATATTATATAATACTGCGGGGTTAGTACCGAATTTAACTTCAGGTACTCTAATTACAGTTATGAATGGGGGTTCGGCATTTTTATCAATGTTTTGGAAATCCCAAGTCTCGATAAATTGGGACCAATTTTGTGTTGTAATTAAAATATCAACCATTGGTATCACTTTACCTTCAACCACACATTTTAACTCATCCTTTACAAAATCCAAAAAACCTTTATCTAAATCGGCATGTAATAATGATTTAGGTAAAAAAGTACCATCTTTATTAATCTTATCTACTAACTCTTGCCTTCTAGGTAATAAAGTTTTAGATTCGGTTAATGGAATATGTTTTTTTATTTTTTTAGGTAAACCCATTTTTATTAATTTATGATATTTGGGGTCTGTTTAAACACCACTTTATTTCTACTAATTACATTATAATTTTTATTATCGAAAACTAAAACTTCTTTAGAATTTGCAAATGCTATTTTATTTAATTTAGTTTTTGACGTATAATCTCTCATACCATAAGTGTTTACTGTAAACACTCCATCATTTTCTTCATAAGATTTTAAAGGTTTAATTTGATAATTAACTCCATCGATAGTAACATCGACTCCTGACCATCTATCCATTTTAGAACCATGAGGGTAATAGACAACATTTCCTGAACCCATCTTATCTAAAAAGTTTGAGACTGAATCTCTCTCAAGTCTTAAACCATTTTCTATTGAATTCCATTGTCTATCAACGAGTAGTTGAGTGAATCCTTTATCATTTCTAAAAAGGTCAACCATCCAGTCAACAATATCTTTGTCAGATTCTTCATCCATATACTTCAAATAAAGTAAGGCGTGTATCTCTGGTTTGGTGTCGAAATAATTCATAATTGACCAAGTCTCTTCACTATCATTGGTTTTTTCACCTATAGAATAGATATCTCTTAACCCTGATGTAAATATCGAGTCTTCATCATGCCAATTTTCAGGAAATGCTTTATTCAGAGCTTCTCTAATTTTAGTTGGAGTAATCCCTATCTTCTCAGCATCACTGCTACTTTTAATACCGTTGTATTTAGAATCTAAAACATCTTTATTAACAAAAAGTTTATTATTTTTTGAATCATACCCAATGTCATCTTTATTAAATAAAAAATTACCCAAAGCTCCGTTAATACCAATCATACCGTTAGGTATGTCTCTACCTTCCACAGGTTTAGGGTCGTTAAAATAATATCTTTTAGTCGTACCTTTTTGAAATAACCCTATTGTTGTATATGTGAATTTATTTAATTCCTCGTTAACCTCTTCATTTTCATTTAATGAGGACACAATTTCAGATATAACAAATAATTTATTCTTACGGTTAATCATATCAACCTCTTTTGCATTATATACAGGTTCTTCAGTATCTTTATATACAAAACTGTCATATTTGTATGGATTGTATGTAACAACTTTAGAAGTTGACTCTTCAGGTATTTTATCACAAGGATATTCACAAAAATCTAATAATTTACCAATTACAAATGCGTGGACGTTTTTTCGTTTTTCATCCCTAACCTTTTCTTTACCCCCTTGTCTAACTCTAAATTCAACATTACCTAACTTTACATAATCGGCGTGTAAAACAACTTTAGATTTATATGTTACGGAAAATGTTTCTTTGTGTAAATTATAATACACCATAACTTTTTTACCAATATAATCCTCTTCAGAATTATTATGACCACATTTATGACAAATATAAGGGTCATCACCCCCATCAGATAAATCCCACGACCATCCACATTTATCACAGGTAACTGTATTAGAATTTATTTTTTCTAATAAAGAAACTATTTGGTTTTCAGTTAATATAATTTTCATCACAACCCTCTAAATTCATTTTCAGTTACTGCAGAACCACCAATTGTTCTATAATATGGTTTATATCCCGCATAATTATGTTTATTATCTGAAACAACTCTACCATCATTATTAACCACATAATATCTCACTTTATCTTCTGTTTCATAATAACCAATATAGTCACCATAACTAATATCAATACCTAATTCTTCTAAATGTCTAATATAAACAGAAACTTTTATATTACCTGGCTCAAATTGATTAACTTTTGATGTTCCAATCGTTTTGTTTTCAGGAGCCATTATTTGAACGTATCCCTTAAATTCGACAGGAGGTAAAAACTTAATTCCGTCTTTTACCGTTTCACCGTAAACATCATCAGTTTTAGTTTTAACCCTATCAATTCGATAAAGAACTAATGTGAAGTTCATATCCCCATATAACCATTCTTCCCCTATTGATAAGTCAAGGTTATAATCGTCGGAACCAAAAAATTTACCGACTCTAGTGATTGGTACTTTATTATTCATTATTGATAAATATCTTATTGTTTATTATTTTTATTAAAGATAAATATAGATATTGTGACAGTAGAAAACAGTTCTAACTTAATTGAGGTTAAAGCAATGAATATTCTTGAATCGTATTCAGGGGCGAATAACCATATCTTAAATATTAAATCTAAAAAAGAATCAAATAAAAAATTCTATCCAACAAGAGCTCAATCCGAGTATATTATAAATTACTGCGATGTAAAACCAAAAGTTGCTCGTAAATGGGTTGATATGGACCCATACTTCGCGAAAAAAATCGCAGATGAAAAGTTATTTATGTCAATCCCTGAGCAGGTTTGGGTTGAGAAATTATTGGCCGAAAAAGAAAAGTCTTATCATATTTGGGGTAAATTTTTTGATAACGAACCTTTACACGATTTTTGGTTACCTAAAGGAGCTTTACTTAAAACCCATAAAATTGATAAGGTACAGATAGATTACACAAAGTACTCCCATAGACCTCCATTATCACACCAAATCACTGCAATTGAAAATTTAGCGGGTTCTAAAAGATATATTTTAGCCGATGACATGGGATTAGGTAAAACAACGTCAACTATTATTGCGGCTATTGAAACAGGTGCTAAAAGAATTTTAATAGTTTGTCCCGCTTCTTTAAAAATAAATTGGCAGAGGGAAATTTCTAATTACACTGATAGAAGTGTGTACATTGCTGAAGGTAAAAACTTTTCATTAGAACATGATTTTGTAATCGTTAATTATGATATTTTAAAGAATTTTTACGATACAGGTAAAGGTAAAGAAGAAAGTTTAATATACCAATTCAACCCTGAATTAATCATAATTGATGAAGCTCACTATATCCAAAATGGTCAAGCACAAAGAACTAAATTAGTTAATAGTTTTAGTAAAAGAGCAGAAAGACTTTGGTTATTGACAGGTACCCCGATGACTTCAAGACCTATGAATTACTTTAACTTATTAAGTTTAATTGAAAGTCCTGTCGCTCAAAATTGGATGGCGTATGCGATTAGATATTGTCAAGGATATCAATTTAAAGCGGGTAATCGTAAAATTTGGAACGTTTCAGGAGCATCAAACTTGGAGGAATTAAGAGACAGAACCTCAAGACAAGTTTTGAGGAGATTAAAAACCGATGTTTTAGATTTACCTGACAAAATTATAACACCTGTATACCTAAGATTAAAATCTAAATTGTATGAAGGTTTAATGGGTGAGTATTATAATTGGTATGATAACAAAAAAGAGGAATCTAATTCCCTAACAGTCCAATTTTCAAAACTAATGAAAGTTAGACAAGTTATTGCCGAGGAAAAAATATCAAATACCATAGAATTAGCTCAAAATATAATAGACCAAGATAAAAAAGTAATAATTTTCACAAATTTTACTGACACATTAAATAAAATTGCGGACCATTTTGGTAAACAAGCGGTCAGATTAGATGGAAGTAGTAGTAAACCCCAAAGACAATACGCGGTTGACCAATTTCAAGATAATGACAAAATTAAAGTTTTTGTTGGTAACCTTAAAGCTGCGGGTGTTGGTTTAACATTAACTGCGGGTGAAGCGGTTATAATGAATGATTTATCTTTTGTTCCATCCGACCATTCACAAGCCGAAGATAGGGCGTATCGATACGGTCAAAAATCAAATGTGTCTGTTTATTATCCAATATTTGAAAACACTATTGAAGGGATTATTTACGATATTCTAGCAAATAAGAAAAATATATTTGAGACCGTTATGGGGGATAATTTTGATAGGGGAGATATTGTTGAAGAGATGATGAATCGAATCCATTCTTTGAGATAATTTGAAATGTCGGCTTATTTATTAATATATTATTATAAGCCATATGAAAAAAATACAAGATAAGATTAACCTAATAAATGAATCGTTAATCTTACATGAAGAAAAAGAAAATGAATCTCTATTTCTTCTTGAAATGAAAAAAATAGGTATTGAAAAATTACCTTACACTTACTCGGCCTTAAAACAATTCATTGATGCCGAAACAATGACATATCACTATAACAAACATTATAAAGGATATGTTGAGAAACTCAATAAAGCGTTATCAAAACAAAAAGGTGGTGATTTAGAACTTGAGGAAATTGTTAAATCTATTAGTAAATTTAATAAAACAATTAGGAATAACGCAGGTGGTGCATTTAACCACGCTTTATTTTGGAAGATGTTATCTCCAAAAAAACAAAAACCTTCCAATAAATTATTAAAACAATTAAATAAAGATTTTGGTAGTTATAAGAATTTCAAATCTAAATTTGAGGAATCTGCAAAAGATAGTTTTGGTTCAGGTTGGGTGTGGTTAGTCTTAACTAAAAAAAATAATTTAAAGATAACAACAACCCCAAACCAAGATAATCCACTAATGAATATTGTTAAAGATGGTGGTTATCCTATATTAGGTTTAGATTTATGGGAACATGCCTATTATCTGAAATATAGAAATAAAAGAGATGAGTATATTAAAAATTTTTGGGACGTTGTTAATTGGGAATTTGTTGATAAATTATTTTCATTAAAAGATAAAACAAAATTAAATGAAAGTAATATGGTTAAAAAAATTCTAACAGAAAGTGTTGGTGAAAAATGTAGTAGGGAAATGAATGAAGCAATACGTTTTATTTTTAATGTTAACCCAAAAGTTAAAAATATTTTTAGATACGGTATTGATGATATTTTAAAAAATGTTTTTCCTAAAAATTATTATGATAAGGATAAATATTCTGATGGGTCCATGTCAGGTATCTATGATTTAGAAAGTGGTGGTAGGTCAGTAATTAATAAACTAAACACTAATTATAGTTGTTTTTGTATATTATTAAGAGATGTTAATAAAGTGTTAAGAGCGTCCAATCAACCCGAACTTAAAATGGTTGGATTACCTCCGTTTACCCAGATAAGTAATACTAAGAAATTAATATCGATAATTGACAAATATAAAGAAAGAATTTTTAATACTAATTCTGAAACTTTTAAAAATCTGATGTTAACCTTAGGGTCTACCCATACCATGGGTGGTGAAACTGAAGACTATGCGGTTGGAGTACTTAATAAAGAATTTGGGGATGAAAACGTTATTCAAATCGGGGAGTTAGGTAATAAAGAGGATATGATTCAAGGGATTGATTGTAAAGTCAAGATTGATGGGGAAACTAAAACATGTCAAATAAAACCATACGGTAACATCGTTGAGGAGAATGGTATTATGACGGTACTGAATACGGGACAGGTGAAAAAATATACAACTGATTGGTTAATTTTTGCAAGAAAAGGTAGAGGAGTATCCATTTTTGATAATTCAAATACTAAAATAGTTAATGGGTCTTATACCTTTCCTAAAGAATCGTTAATTTATCAACTGAAATGATATTTATAATAAAAAGTAATCATGTCAATTATTGCTGAACCAGAAAGAACTAAATTATATACTAGATTAAGACACGTATTAGGAGCTCCTTTAAGAAGTGTCGAATTAGAAGACGAGCAATTGGATTCTCTTCTTGAGATTGCTATCGAGGATTATTCCCAATACATCCAAGATTGGTTAATTGAATCTCAATGGACATCATTGTATAATCTTAACTTAGATACTCAGTCCTTATCTAAAGCCTTTATAACTAAAAGTTTAGATTATGAAGATAGATACACATACGCATACTCCAAAATAGTTGGTTTACAAGCGGGTGGTGATTATGTTTTAAAGAAAGATTTCTTTACGTTAGAACGAGGTAAACAAATTTATGAAATACCTGCGGGCAGAGAAATAAATGAATTAATGTGGTTCACCCCAAGTGCTCTTAACAATATTTTATTTGACCCGTGGTCATTTGGAGCGTTAGGTGGGGCAGGTTTAGGAGGTCCCGCAGGATATTCTCAAATGGGGTATACAGGGTCTTATTTTATGATGCCTGCTTTTGATATGTTATTAAGACTACAAGAAATTAATATACAAAGAAGGATAATTGGTGGTGATTTAACATATAGAATTACCGCATTACCTGATGGTAAAAAAGCGGTTCATTTAATGAACGTACCTGGAGGTAAATTTGACTTTGGTAACGGTTCATTATCTAGAGGTCAAGTTTGGTATTGGTATTATGACGTAGGTCCTGCCGATAGAGATAAATGTTTAAAAGACAATCCTGATATTATTAAATTACCTTCTGACGTACCTTTAGATAAAATATCTTGGGTTGATTTAAATAACCCCGCTCAGATTTGGGTTCGTAGATATTTTTTCGCGTCAGCAAAAGAAACACTATCCAAAGTAAGAGGTAAATTTAGTGGTAACATTAAAACTCCTGATAGTGAATTAACTATGGATTATCAATCATTAGCAACTGAAGGTAAGGATGAAAAAACAAAGTTAATCGAAGAATTAATAGGTGCTGAAGGTCGACTTACAAGATTAAGACCTGAAAAAGTAATGGAAAGAGAAGCATTGTTAGCAGAAAATTTAAATAAACAAAAGAAGTTTACTGCAATGCCAAGACAAATATACGTAATTTAAATTTTATGGTAGGACAAAAATCCACATTAGTTAGGAAAAAGATTAGTGATAGACATATTCACTTTGAGCACCCTAAATTAATAGAGTTAAACAAGATTATTACCCAATCTAATTACACCACTAATGGTGAACAATTTATTGTTGTTAAAGACATTGATAACTCCACAATATTATTAGATGGTTTAACAACTGAAATGGTTAAAGTAAAAGCATTAACTAATGTGTTAATAAAACCAAAACAAGGTAAGATTGATGAGGTATATGATGAAATAATTATAAATAATAGAGCCTGTGTTGAATTTAGGTTTTTAAATAATAATTGGTACATTACCTCATCGGATGGGGTTAAGTTTGATTAAACAAACTCCTCCCATCCTTCTGATGCTAATTCATAAATATAATTTGGGTCAATCCCTCTTTTTTCCCAATACTTAACTTCTCCTTCAGATAAGGATAGTACTTCTTCTAATTTATCTTGGTCCTTTTCTTCAAATGGGACACCATTTATTAATTCACATTGGTCTTTGGTAAAGAACCCTCTATCTTCAGGTTTAGTGACTAATAAACTTTCTCTTATCTCCTCTTTAAATACGACTAATAATGGTTCTATTCGTTTATTAAATGTTGTAATAGCTCTCGGAACATTGTAATCACCCTTCATTTCAGGATTGTTTTCAATTTCGGATTGGTCCAACATATAACAATTGATTTGAACCATAGATGTTACTGAATCATCAGGATATTTCCCATGGTCTAAGAAATAATATTTAAGTTGTTCTTCACTCCATCCTCGTTTAAGTTTACTAACCTTTTGAACATCCCCTTGTGACGCTTTAGTTCCATTATTAACATAGTAAATAACATCACCTAAACTAACATTTAGTTTATTTTTTAACGCTAGTTCCATATGAGCCATCATACTCATAGCACCTCCTGATTTTGTTTTCTGTGTTGACCGTTTTTTATAATCATCCATAGTCAACTTAACTTTAGCTCTTTGAGCAATTTTCATAAGTGGAATTTGTTTATTGTAAATTTGAGTAAGATACTCATAATACCACTCAACAAAATCCTGACCCTTACCCTCGAGTAATTGTTTAACTCCTTTATCTAAGAAATCCTCAATATATAACGGAAGTTTTTTAGATTTAATTGTATTCCCTGTTAATTTGATTTTACCACTAGCTTCCATAACCGCATAGTTTTTACGAGCCAAGTTAATACATGATGGCCAAGTACCATCGGTGTCTAACGCCATTTCTCCTCTCATGAATAAATCATTAAATTCTGCAACGTCGGCATCATCACCTGTATATTCTTTACCCTCTTTAACCTTCCAATTAAGACCCTTACCGATGTAACGTCTATTTTCCCATCCTTCAGGTTTAGAGAAGTTTACACCATCTGTATCCATCACCAAAGGTGTGTAACCTTTCTTCATAAAGAACTTAATCATTTGACGAAGATATTGTCGTCCCGTACAGGTAATTTGTTCTCCCATGTACATATCACCCCAAGCGAATACCTGAGGAGCCGATAATGCACCGAACATCGAGTTAATAAAAATCTTAATCGGTAACTGTTTACGGTCATATGATAACGATTTCTTTTTATCTTTATCATACCATTCAGCAGCTAAGTTTTTATACATGATACGAGCGTTACGGAAGTAAGACAACATTCCTTTCATTGCTCCTCTAATGTCACATTCAGGGAACACATCGTGAACTAATTGGATTGATGGGTAAAGTGACGAGTAGTCGAGTTTTAGTACGTTTCTTGAATACCCGACTTTAAGTAACCGTGACAATCCACCAACAAATTCTGTTTTCTCGTTTTTCTTAGGGATTGCTAATTTGTATTTATATGACCAAGCTAACATTAACATCTTCCATAGTGTTGCGGTTCCCATTGTTGAAACCCTTTCATATGTTGTTGGAATCATGGATGCTAATAGAAACGTTCCTTGATTGAATTCCTCATCGACCAATAACGTTTCTTCCAAGTCATCGTCAAGATATCTCTCTACAATATCATCACCTGTTGTTTTAATGTATATGTCTCCTCGTCTAAAACAAACTTCATCAATTTTAGAATCTGTACCAACTTTCTTGTACTTCCCATTTTCAATGTTTAACCAAAACTCTTCTTTTTGAGCGTACATTGAACCAATCTTATCGTGGTCAATATATACACGGTCTTTAGCCTCGGCATTAATATATTGAGTGATATACTTCAAACCTGCGGACTTAATACTTGAATTAATTGCTTGAGCTCGTCTAACAGAATGAATTATATCAATTACGTTATATCCCCACATACCAACTTGATTATATCTCTCAACTTCGTTGGCTAATTTTAATAAGTTTTCACTTTGTTTGATATTAATGTTTGGATTTAAAGTCCTACAAATCTTTTTAATATCTAGATTTAACGCCTTACATCTCTCGAATATCCAATACCAGTCGAAGTTGAATGAGTTATATCCACCGATAATACTTGGTTTAATCTCATTTATGATGTTGAAGAATTCTACTAAACCTTTTCTTTCTTCTTCTGGAGTTGAGCACTCAATAACTTTTCGATAACCTTTGTTTGTTTTGATTCCTATCATGAAAATACGACCGTCTTTTGGTTCTAACGCGGTCGTCTCCAAGTCGAATCCTAATCTCGTGATATCGTTGTATTCTTCATACCCCTTAAACAAACGTTTCTCTTTTTGGATGAGGTATTGTTCTACAGGTGGTAATATTAATATTTTGTCTTTGGTTTTTTCACCCCATGGGTCAACTCCGCCATCTCTAAAGAACTGTATTAATTCTCGATACCCTTTAAGGGATTTAACCATAAAATTAAGACCTTGTTCTAATCTATCATTACCATCGGTTTCTAATTTTTCAATCATAATACCGTGTTTGGTCATGGCCTCTTTTTGAGCACCTTTTGATGATTGGTAAAAGTTTAGACCACGTAAATCACCAACCCAAGCAAATGGGGTAAACGTATCTTTTCTAATTTCTTTACCTTTTCCAGGAATTTCTTTGATTTTGTAAATACAGTTTGACGCGTAATCAAACTCAATTGCGACTATGTATTCTTCTGGGTCGCCACCTTCTAAGAAGGATTTGATTTCTTCTTGACTTATCATATTATACTTTTAAGTGGTTTATTAGCTGCCATTAACCAACGACATTCACCTTACTTTTTAAAGTATATTACTAAAAATATTCTAAGTCAATTAATAAGTTAAATTCTTCTTTTAAGGACATGTAGGAGTTGATACAATAACCCCGTTTGAGAATTCGTATAATGTATAAACCGAGTTTACATTAACAATATAAAAACCATTAACCGATGAAGGAATGACTGAGGAGCACGATGAGTAAATAGAATCCCCAACTTGTGGAGATGTACTATTAAACCACCCTGAAATTGCTCCCGCCCCAAAACATGACGATGAACTTAAACAACTTAATGCTGAACACGCTAAATTTAAATCTGATGTGAACGCCCCTGTTGTGTTAGTTGAGAATGTTAAAAATATTTGGTATGGGTTAGGTCCACAAAGTGAAGGTGTTGGGGTTTGTGTAGGTGTAGGGGTAGGTGTTACACAGATAATCGGACCTTCTACTGATAACACAGGGTCATAAAACTGAGGTCTTTGGTTAATCGGCCAATTCTCATATCTTGTTAAATAACCAATAGTCCCATTTGGGGATTCTCCTGGTGTAGGTAAAGTACTTTGGTCAGTTAATTGTTGGGTTAGGTTCCAAGTCACAATAAGTTCGTCGGTTGGAGATAATTTCCAATATAATAAAGTATAATAATTTTGCAATTCAGTACCAACCCCTAAAGAATAACCTTGATTCCCTAATGGTTGTGATATAGCGGTTTGAGCAAACACCTCATCGTACACGGTTCCCATATCAGTGATAGTGTTAAAATACAAGGTATTATTGATTGCAGTATATGGTATTGTTGTTAACGATAATGCGGTATCGATGTCCGATTGTGGATATATCCAATTAGTATTTGTTATTGTTGTGAAAGTTTCACCAGTGACACAAGGGGTCGGGGTAGGTGTTGGTGTCTCTGTCGGAGTGTATGTCGGGGTAGGTGTTGGTGTTAAAGTTTCAGTAGGAGTTGGAGTTGGTGTTAAAGTTTCAGTAGGAGTTGGGGTAGGGGTTGATGTTGGGGTAGGAGTAGGGGTTGATGTTGGGTAATTCTCGTAGATAACCCACTCAAAAAATGGAGGTATAAATGTGAAATCCCCAAAACCATCTTCTCTTGATAAATTATTAAAATCATCATTAATTGTAACTTGGGTATTACCTGAAATATCACCTATTGATATTGTTACACCTGTAACTATCGTTATCGGTGAACCTGTATAAGTACCTAAAAAATGAGTAAACCCAAAATAAACCTCTTCATCAACATATTGATTAGCAGTTAAATTATAATCGATAACTATCGAACCAGGGTTAATATCAACGTCTAAAACAACAGACAACGGAATATTTGTTGTAGTTGTTGTAGTAATTGGGGAATAAGTAGTTGTCGTCGTAACTGGTTCAGGGGTTGGCGTCGGTGATGGACATGGGGGACACGTTGGGCAATTACATGTTGTGGTTGTTGTTGTTATACCATTTGGTAAACAACAAGGAAACTCAGATGTATAACAAGTTTCATACGGTAAGTCATCAGCAATAAAAGATTCTTGTACATTAATAAATAATTTCTCTCTTATTGGTAGGATTAAAACACCGTCATCAGTTCTTAACATAAACTGTCCTTCGTATCGGCCTACTTTATTAGTGTCTCTATTTTGAAATTGGTAATAAATATAATATTCAGGTTCCGCGTTTGGGTCTATAAAAGTCTTCTCAACAAAACCAGCAGGTCTTGAGGTTATTTTTGGAATCCCGCTATCGGAATCGACCATTGAAAAGAATATGGCAGACTCTTCTAAACTTTTCATAAAGTTATTGTAGTCACTTCTACCATCTTTTACAACTTGTAATTTTAAAAGTGGTAAAGTCGCATTTTTTTTAATGAAAAATTCCATCCAATTGTTTTATTTTATAAATACTTTAGTCTTATAAAATAATTAATTAAGACTCTATAATATCCAAATAAATAGAGTATATTCCCTCACCGTATGATGGATACTGTAACATCTCAGATTTGGTCTTAATAACTTCATTTATTTTTTCTTCATTGTAAGAGATGTACATTGCAGTTGTTTCCCAAACAGAGCAATCATTTGGTATATTTGGGTTACCTAACCTCAACGTTTCTGAAATCATATTACTAAATATATCGTTTAAAGTTGATTCCAAACTTATTTGATTTCCCGAATCAAAAACTATTTTAGGTACCGAATTAACATTTATAATTTCATTGTTATAATTTAATTCTATGTTAAGATAATCCCAATTATTATTCATATGATTAATTTTTAATTATTGTTATATATAACGCTCCTTGTCTAGAATTACTATTATTACTAGAAACTGAAGCAGAACTACCAATCACATAAATAGACCTAACATCTATGGTATGAGACCCTGCCGATAAATTTTGTATTGTTGTTAACGACCATCCAATACCTGTACTATTAATTGCGGTTGCTGATGGGTTAAACGCGCTAATTCTTCTATACGCACCATTTCCGATAAGACTACCGTCAATAAATATTGCAATATCAACTGTAGAAATTGCGGTAGGACTCGTACTAGTTGTGTTCATACCACCATCTGTAGTTATTAAAACTCTACAGTTTTCAGGTACTGTAATTGTTTGAGTTAACCCTGGAATTAAGGTAAATGTGGTTACGGCACTCGTAACCGTTAAGGTGGACGTTCCAAAAGACGAGAATGTTGATTGCCCTAATCCCGCAACTAATTTACCTGTTGAATCAAATGAGGCAGCTTGATTAGGAGTTCCTGTAGTATTTAAAACTGTCACAGTATTAGCGGTTATTCCACTTTGGAAATTATTATTGGTATTTAATAAAGGTAAGTTGTTGTATTCATCCGAAGTTAAATGATAGTACTCTCCAGGTCCCCCACCTTGTATTCCTGTTAAATCATTATGTGATTGAACCTCGGACCCTTGGAAGTATCTAGTAAACGCGGATTCGACTGAACCTGTTAATGCCCCATACTCAACAATTATCCTACCAACTAAAAAAGCGTGTGAGGTAATTAATTCAGGTAAACTTGGTTCAGGTGATAATTGAGCCTCTGATAAGTTATCATACTCGTCATTACCCCAAACTTCATATATATGGTCGTTTATTTCTTGACCTCTAAAATACCAATTAACCAAAAATTTACCAGGTGAAGATGAAACAGGACTAATACCGTTATCATAATATTGGTTATTTAAAATATTTGCACTTGTACTATAAACCCAAATACCACCTAAATGATAGTTTTGGAAAAAGATATCATCCTGTGAATTTAATTGATTTAAGGATTGTCGATAAGTCCCATTCCAACTAACTCCAGCACTTAAGGTTACAACACCTGTGCCACCACTTAATCCTAATGAAAAACCTGATTCTCTAGCGAATCTATCTGTCATTATTATCCTATCATTTATCTTATTAGGGAGTCCCGCACCTTGATTACCGAAATCTAATGTATGAACAAATGTGTTTGCTCTATATACTATCATGTATAGAACAATATTACTATCATTAATTACTGAATCAGTCAATGAAACATCCCATTTTGGGGACCCTCCATTATAGTCAATAATTATGTAATTTGTGTCATCATTTGATAAAGAAGGAATACCATTAACTCCTGTGGTACCACTGGGTACGGTGTATACATATATTGGTTCTAAATTTTCAGAATTATTAAATAAGGCAACTTTAACTTCAGGTAAATTAATACCTCCCGCGCCAGTACTTGACCAAGTACCTCCACTTATCACACCCGCACTATAAGTTGTTGTTGCGGAAATATTAAAAGTACCACCTGTATTATTTATAAACTGATAAACACCATTATTATATGAACCACCTGTTATTACAGAACCATCTAATATAAATTCTTTTAGGTCGGTTAGAGTTGTATTAACAGTGGTACCTGAAGGTAATAAATAATTAACCATTAAAAATAAATCGGATGGTGTAAAACCTGATTTATTTTCGTAAGGAAATTCAGATACTTTAATATTTGACATGTTTTTTATTTTATAAATACTTTAGATTTATAAAATAAATTATCTTAACTTTCTTTTCTTAACGACCCATCATAATGGTCGAATCTATCATGTTCTGTGGGTGTCAATAATAATAAACCTGATTTAATATTACCTTTAATCGTTTCTTGATATATATGACTCATCCATGTCTGTTCAAAAGGTCTGGCCCATTTAGTTGTTAAAAACATCTTTTTATTACCTTCTTTAGAAACTATCTGAGGCCAGTTACAATAATAGACCTCACCTAATGAGTATGGAATTCCATCTAATGATTTTATATTATCAAACTTTGTTTTTGGTGCGTTAGGGTCTAATCCTTGAACTGGTAATTTTTTATTGTTTGGCCATACCTCATCTCTAACAGTTTGAGGTACGTTGTACCAACTCCATTGTATAGAATTATCACCATAAAACTCAGTAAAATTTAATTTAAGGAAATCTAAATTTTCGTTTTTTATAATTTTTAAAGATTTTGAATATAAATCTTCCACAAATCTATTAAATCCATTTCTACAAACCTCACCTTTATTTGGGTAGAAGAACATGTCATCCTCAAAAAATAACATATATTTCAGATTAGATTTCTCAAAGTGTTCCGCAATCCACTGTCTCCCACCACAGATTCCTAAGTTATCTTGTTTTATATGTTCAAAATTATATTCTTTGCAAATGTTTAAATATTCTGATGTTGTTGATAAGTCGGAAGAATTGTCTAATAAGTATTTTTTTGGTTTATTAATAAAATCTTCATCATAAGATAACATAGATTTTATTAATGTTTTAAATTGATTAGGACTGTTAAACCCAATCACATATAACCCAACGTCAGATAAATCAACATTAGAATTAATAATGTATTTAATTTTTTCTGACTTTACAACACACAAATCATTTTTTAAATCCTCAAAAAATTTAGAAATGAAACCATTAGACTCTAATTCACAATAATCAAATAAATTTGGGTATTTGTATAACATAATGGTGAAAATACTTTCCTCAGTACCCATATAACCTTTGGTTAAGGTATCTATTAATAATTGATAGTAGATATTATTTGTCTCTGAAATTGTTTCTTTAGGTCCACCAAAGAAGCCGCCACGACCTACTTTATTAACATTTTCACTTTCTGAATATTCACACAATTTTTTGTAATTAAAACCATGAATCTCATTAACTGCATTATATGGAAAAGTTAAAAACATAAATTTGTTACAGATATTTGGTATCTTATCAAAAACATTATCATGTGTAAAATATCCCGAATGAACAGTATTAGTTATACCAGCATCAATCCAAAAAAGATATTCCGAATTAAATTTATCCATTATTCTAGCGTCGTTTAATAAAAACATTTTTGACATGACTAATGGGTTGTACATCTCTAATTTCGCTTGTGTGGAATCTCCCAACCAAGGTGCTTGATTAGACCATTCAGGATTTGTTCGTATGTCTTGTATTAAATTGTAGAATTCATTGTATTTAAACCAATTGGTATCCCTCCTAATAAATTGGGTATTTTCTTGGGTTCTATGCTTAAACACAATAGTTTCCAATTCATGGTCGCCATAGATTATCATATTTTCTTTTATGGATAATATTTTCTCAAACCTTTCGATATATTGGTTGTAGGTTCTAGACCATCCGTCACTTAAATTACCTCTACCAATATCCCACAATCCTGTCACAATGGTAACTTTATTAACTTTTTTAATCCCTAACTGTTCTTCTAATGACTTATATAAATCATCACTAATTGCGGTAATATCACCATGTAAAACTTCATAAACATAACCAAATTCGGTTAATCGATTAGTTAATGTTTCTTTTTCATCGTCAGATAAATTAATCCATTCACATCTAATAACTTTTGGTTTGAATTTACTTAAATCTAACTGATTAATTATTTTAAAATCGTACCCTTCGGCATCCACTTTGAAAATTTCAAACTTGTTTATGTTGTGTTTATTAAATAATGTGGACAAACTGATACAAGGGACTGTTATCATTCTCCCGTATTTTTCAACTGTCGGTTTATCAAACTCACTACCCAAACCATTTTTTGGCGGATAAACCGCACTCATTCCATAAAAACATTCATGAACTAATTTATTATCAATAGCGTCTCTATCAATTGTAATCATATCAACATATCCATCATGGTCCGAAATAACCGAATTTTCGTAAATATGTTTAGGTCCTAAATTGTTTTTTAAACGTTCAAATAGGTATGGGACAGGTTCTACGTATAGACCCGTAAAATCATACATATTGGAGTATCCGTATAATTCATCAAATAAAACTCCGTCCATTGCACCTATATTAATCGTTACCACATCTTTCATAGTTTTACCTATATGATGTACTCCCTTATCGAATAAATCTGTTATCATAAAATATAATTTTTGTAAATCATGTCAAAAAAATGACTAAAATGTATTTGGTCTTTAATAATGTAATCAGGTAACCCTGTTGTATCTTCATGATACCAAGTTTGGAAAAGGAATGTATTAAAATACTCTTTCTTATATTCTTTCATAAAAGAGATTATTGCTTCATGGTTTAGAATTACTTCTTTATTTAGGGATTTCCCCCCTAATTCGTTAAACTTATTAATAAACCATTTAACTTTACTGATATGGCCTCCTAAAATACCCCCAACGGTTAAACCCTTATAGTCATATTCACCCTCTAATATTGAATTAAGTTCATAAACGTTATGAAATTTTAATTCATTCTCAATACTAATTAACTTATCCCCGAGAAAATTATTAATCCCTACAAATAATTTATCGGTAAATAAATCGGTAAAAGAATAAGTGTTATAATCGTGAGACATACCCGTCGCTAATTTAGAATTAGGGTTATACTTGTTTGGAAAAATCCCATGGTGAGATAACCCAACATCTATCCAATAAAGATAGTCATACGTTTCGTCATACTCTTTATCTAATAAGTAAATTTTATTCCAGTCAACTTCATGATAAAATTTAAAACTATTTGTTTTATCTTTTATTTCTTTCATCTTTTTTGAAAATGGTAAATCTGATAGATTTGAAATTTTTAAATTAATATTACACAAATCATATTGATTTATATGAGATTTTAATAAATCGTATTGATTTTCATTACAAAAACAAACAATCTCAAGACCCATGTTATTTAACACTCTCATTGAGTGTAGGTACCTTTCGTGTCTAGAAACTTCAAAGTGACCATAAAAAGGATGACCATGTATTTGTGTGTAAAAAGCGGTAACTAATTTTGTTTTTTTCATTTATTAATAATATAATAATCTTCTAATATTAATCTATCCATTTGGGTGTTTTTAAAAACATGTATCGCGTCTTTATATGTGGATAGTATAGGTTTACCGTTTACGTTAAATGATGTATTTAATAAAACCCCAATACCCGAGAGTTTTTCAAACTCGGTCAATAAATTGTATAACCATTCATTTTGTTCTTTCGTAACTGTTTGAACTCTTGCAGTACCATCAACATGGGTTATTGATGTTAATTTTCCCCTCCATTCTTCTTTGACTTCAGGACAAAAACTCATCCATCTACTTTCACCACTAAAATTAAAATACTTATCAATATCCTCTAATCTACAAACGGGTGCAAAAGGTCTATACCATTCTCTATTTTTAACTTTAGAGTTCAATATATCTTTCATATTCGTATGTGACGGGTCACATATAATACTACGGTTTCCTAATGCTCTTGGTCCATGTTCTGAATTACCTCTAACAACTCCGATAATTTTACCATCCGTTAAATCTTTTACAACTTGACCCGTTTCTAATGGTGATGTATTATAATGATTTTCAGAAATCATCATTAAAGTGTTTTTATCTAAAATTGGTATACCAGAATAAGTTAAATCAATTGATTTTTTAGGTTTCATATGTAGTAACATCATACCAACCGCAATTCCGCAATCGTTTGGGTTGGGTGGTATAAACACATCTCTGTCTAATTCATTATACAATTTTGTATTTAGTAAAATGTTTAGAGCACAACCACCAACAAGTATTAATGGTAGTTTTGGGTGTTTTTCTAAAAACGGTGAAACAATCTCCATAAAGACATTCTCAAAAGCGATTTGAGAAGTTTTAGCAACATCCCAAGAGGATTGACCATTAATACGATTATTCCTGTCAAATACTAATCCCGTCTTCTCACCTAAAATTTTAAGTAAGTCTAAATAATTTAAACCATCAGGTTTTGACCTGTAGTAATCCTCAAAGTAAGGTAACCAATCATTGTTTAAATTACCATATGAACATAACCCCATTATCTTACCTGAATACACTAAATTACCTATATTTAATGCAGGTTCTTGTCGTATATCATCTAAATAATCACCAAATGACATATAAGCAAAACCTAAATCAATATTATATTTATCTAACAACTCGATAGAGTTTCTATTTTTAGAAATATAGATATTAAAGAATCCATCACTCCCACCACCATCAAATGAAACTATTAAAGCATTTTTATAATCGGTTTGATATAAACCACAAGCAGCATGAGACAAATGATGTAAAACATTAACGTAATTTTTTGCAGGTATGTATTTCTCGTAATCAACTTTTTTAGGTCCTTCTATTGTATCAGTATTTGAGTAATAACAATTCTCAAATTCTGAAAACCCAAATTCGGTTTTAATATACTTTAAGATTTCTTGTATTAAAAAGAATCTAGTGTTAGAGGTTAGATATTGACCATATCCCGCATTTTTAACATTAAGGAATCTTTCAACCTCAATGACGGTTATAATTTTACCATTGTCTTCGACCACAACCGAAGAATTGTGTGAACCATAAAATGAAATATTCGCCATATATTATAAATTACCTGTTAATCTTTCACACCAACCTTTAGATGATGAATATGGCCATACAACCCAATATGAAGGTTTTTTACTTGTTTGGAATTCTCTCCAAACTTTACAATAACCATCAGGGTCATTTCTCATCATATTAATTTCATTAATATCGACATCCTTACGATAAATTGTTTCATCATTTTCATCATGAAATGCAACAACCCAAAATTCGTAATCATTCTCAGGAACTTGACTATACCCAACATCAATACAATGTTTAAAAATTGATGCAAAACTATTATACCATTCTTCTTCAGTTTCATATATCGCGGGGTTAGGTGGGTAATTTTTATCTAATGTATATTGTTGAACCGCTCTCCTTGAAAATAAAAGTCCTGAATAGATTTCATACTCTCTTAGGGTTCTTTCGGTCCCAAATCCATATTTACCAAAGTCATAAATAACTTCTTCCCCATCCATCCCAAATAGTTGTCTATTTTTAGAATGTGCTAAATTGTTTTTATTCACCCAATCTTTATCATCATCCCACTGTTTAGTTCTACCCTTTCTAGTATACTCATGCCAAATAACAACTCTATGAGGATGGAATAAATCATAACCATGAGTATACGCTCTTGCAGCAATTGAAATTTCTTCTCCATGGAAATAGAACTCGGGGTCATGTTGGACTTCCTCACTAAATTGACCTACTGTAAAGGCAAAATGTGCCGAATAAAATCTTGCAGGTATTGGTTCTTTTAAATCTTTCCATCCTGGTATTGTTTCAGGAAGGAAGAACACGGCACCTTCAGGAATAAATCTATCAAAAACCATTCTCCATGGTTCTTGTATTCTTTCTTGAGGGTCATTTTCGGGATTAAACGAAGAAACGTAACCTGTTAGTAAGGGTTTTTTAAATCCTTTCTTTTGTAATTGTTTAACCATTTTTATTAATGTGTCATCCCAATCTTTTTCAAATCTCATATGAGAATCAATCTGTAACGTATATTCCTCACCACCGTAAAGTTGTTGTACTTGGTTTCGAGCCCAACAAACTCCTTTTGATTCGGAATATAAGACATCGATAGATTTTATCCTTTTATCTCCATTGAATTCCTCAAGACTATCAAATCCGTCTTCAGGATGATATTGTCTACAAATACCAATAACCAAATTTTTAGGTCTTTTGGCGTTTAATATCATGTCATTAATTGTTTTTATTAATTCGGGGTCTCTGTAAGAAGCAATTTGAACAAATATTTTCATAAAGTTTTTTATGAAAAAAATATAAAGAATCCTCAATAAATAAATAAGATATTAATAATTAACAAGGGGGTACCGAGTTCCAAACAGTATTTTGAGAACTAATATTAAAATATAGATTATTTAAACCTGTTGAGGTGACTGTATAAGTGTAAGTGTTAGGACTTCCACATTGCCAATCATTTAAGTTGGAGTAACTTCCGTTGAATCCTTGTCCCCAATTATTACTATTACCAACGTTTTGGACAAAACTAAAAACTAAAACATCACCGTAATTACAAGGAATGTTACTAAAACCTACGTATGTCGTACCTAAGTTTGAATTAATTGATGAAGATATTACCACAGAAGAACCACCATTCAATGTGTAAGATAATGTTCCTGATTGAGAAGTCGCACCTCCTCCAGATGAAGTTCTAACACTAATAGTAACACTAGCATCATCACACAACGAACAATTACCAAGTAATGTTATAGTTCCAGTACCACTTGTTCTAACAGGTAATGTGGATGAACAAATATCCCTAATTGGGTTTAACACAGAAACTGTTACAGGAGATGTTGTTGGTTCACCACAACATGGTGTAAACGTGTATGATGATGATGTTACACCTCTAGTTAATCTATATGATAAACATCCTGGCGTTGACGATGGGGTAGTAGTAGGAGTTACTGTTGGTGTTTTAGTTGGGGTCAATGATATTGTAGGAGTTACTGTTGGTGTTTTAGTTTTAGTTGGGGTTACTGTTGGTGTTTTAGTTTTAGTTGGGGTAACTGTTGGAGTAACCGTTCTAGTTGGTGTTAAAGATATTGTTGGGGTAACTGTTGGGGTCGCGGTTCTTGAGGGTGGGGGTGTATTGCTTGGTGTTACAGTATTAGTTGGGGTCAACGATATGGTTGGAGTTACCGTTGGTGTTACAGTTCTTGTTGGGGTTAAAGATATTGTAGGTGTTACAGTTTTAGTAGGAGTATTAGTTGGGGTTTGGGTGTTAGTTGGTGTTAATGATATTGTCGGAGTAACCGAAGGTGTTTGAGTATTGGTTGGAGTTAATGATATAGTTGGGGTTACTGTTCGAGTCGGAGTTAATGATATTGTTGGAGTAACAGTTGGAGTTGGAGTCGCTGACGAACCAGGAGTTGACGTTACCGAAGGAGTAACTGTTGGGGTTATCGTAATAGTCGGAGTCAATGATATGGTTGGAGTTACCGTTGGTGTTACAGTTCTTGTTGGGGTTAAAGATATTGTAGGTGTTACAGTTTTAGTAGGGGTATTAGTAGGGGTTAATGATATAGTAGGGGTATTAGTAGGGGTTTGAGTATTAGTTGGGGTTAATGATATAGTTGGTGTAACCGTTTTAGTAGGGGTATTAGTAGGGGTTTGAGTATTAGTTGGGGTTAATGATATTGTAGGCGTAAGTGAGATTGTAGGAGTAACTGTAGGTGTTGGAGTTTGAGTCGGAGTTAATGATATTGTTGGAGTAACCGAAGGTGTTTGAGTATTGGTTGGAGTTTGAGTATTGGTAGGGGTCAATGATATTGTAGGAGTAACCGTTGGGGTTACTGTTCGAGTAGGAGTCAATGATATTGTAGGTGTAACAGTTTTAGTAGGGGTATTAGTAGGAGTCAATGATATTGTTGGCGTAACCGTTTTTGTGGGTGTTAATGATATTGTAGGGGTTGGGGTATTAGTAGGAGTTAATGATATTGTTGGAGTAACCGAAGGTGTTTGAGTATTAGTTGGGGTTTGAGTATTAGTTGGGGTTAATGATATTGTGGGGGTAACCGTTGGGGTTTGAGTATTAGTTGGGGTTAATGATATTGTTGGAGTAACCGAAGGTGTTTGAGTATTAGTTGGGGTTTGAGTATTGGTTGGAGTTTGAGTATTGGTTGGTGTTAATGATATTGTAGGGGTAACAGTGCTAGTAGGGGTGTTAGTTGGTGTCTCAGTGTTAGTAGGTGTTAATGATATAGTTGGCGTTACTGTTTGAGTAGGGGTGTTAGTCGGAGTCTCAGTGTTAGTGGGTGTTAATGATATAGTTGGAGTTACTGTTATTGTGTTAGTAGGAGTATTAGTGGATGTTACTGTTGGTGTAGGCGTTTGAGTAGGTGTTTCTGTCGGAGTTACTGTAGGTGTCACAGTTGGGGTATTTGTTTTTGTGGGTGTTATTGTTTTTGTTGGCGTTGATGTTTGTGCTGGAGTTTCTGTTGGGGTATTTGTCAATGTTGGGGTTACGGTTGGAGTTACTGTCGGTGTAATTGTATTTGTTGGCGTCGGTGTCACGGTTGGGGTTGATGTTATTTCAGGAGTTTGACTTGGTGTTGCGGTTGGAGTTTGAGTGTTAGTTTTAGTTACTGTTGGGGTATTAGTAGGGGTTTCAGTAATTGTCGGAGTTACTGTTGGTGTTTGAGTTACTGTAGGAGTGTTTGACCTTGTAATAGTAGGTGTTACAGTATTTGTAACTGTAGATGTAATTGTTGGTGTTAATGATATTGTAGGTGTTACTGTTGGTGTTTCAGTAATTGTTGGGGTTATGGTTGGGGTTAATGATATTGTTGGGGTAATTGTTGGTGTATTTGTTTGAGTGTTAGTAACAGTAGGCGTATTCGACCTAGTTATCGTAGGAGTTACAGTGTTAGTTGGAGTTTTAGTATTTGTAGGTGTAACAGTTGGAGTTTTAGTTGGCGTTTTAGTGTTCGTAGGTGTGACGGTAGGTGTTTTAGTTTGAGTTCTTGTCGGTGTAGGGGTTTTAGTTGGCGTTTTAGTATTTGTCGGTGTAACAGTAGGTGTTTTAGTATTTGTTGGTGTAACAGTAGGAGTTTTAGTTTGTGTTCTTGTAGGTGTAGGAGTTTTAGTTGGGGTTGGTGTTTTAGTTTGTGTTCTTGTAGGTGTAGGAGTTTTAGTTGGGGTTTTAGTTGGCGTAACAGTTTTAGTAGGTGTTGTAGTTGGGGAAATCCCTGGAGTAACTGTTGGGGTGTTAGTAATAGTATTAGTTGGGGTGTTAGTAACAGTTTGTGTAATCGTGTTTGTTGGTGTGTTTGTAACACTTGGAGTTAACGAAGGAGTCTTAGTAACCGTAGGTGATGGTGTTACGGTTTGAGTTCTTGTAACTGTAGGTGTAACTGTAGGTGTTTTAGTAGGTGTTTTAGTATTTGTAACAGTTGGGGTATTAGTATTTGTAACAGTTGGGGTAATGGTAACCGTTGGTGTAGATGTTAAAGTTGATGTTGGCGTGTTTGTTTGTGTTGAAGTTACTGTAGGAGTTACTGTTGGGGTTATAGTTGGGGTTGCCGTTTGAGTTGGGGTGTTAGTTGGAGTTTCAGTAATTGTCGGAGTCACTGTTGGTGTGACAGTATTTGTTGATGTAACTGTAGGTGTTGGTGTTGGACAAGGATATATTAATTCACAATCAGGGCATGAACTAAATGAGGTTGCATTAATATGTATATAAGCATTCGGTGAATATGTTGGGCTGATTGACGTGACACAACCATTAAATCCCGTACTCTCAACGTAGTAAACACCACTTAAAGGGTAATAAGTAAATGGTATTGTGGAAATAATAATAATATTTGAAGGGTCACAACAATCCTGAAAATACCCAACCAAAGGAACTAATGTTTTTGTTGGTGTAACTGTCGGAGTAAGAGTGTTTGTCGGAGTAAGAGTATTTGTAGGGGTTGGGGGTGGTGGAGGACATTCTCCATCAACACAAAAATCACCAATAGTTACTATTACTATGGGGTCATCAACCGAAGGGTCTTTACCACAAAAACTTAATGATGTTTCAGGAGGAACTATTGTATCGATATTATTACCATAACAATCAACAAAAGATATTGAGTGTTCTATCAAGTCAACATTATCAAACTCAATACAATTACAATTAACAGTCATTGTTGGTGTAACTGTCGGAGTAACTGTAGGTGTCGGCTCAATTATTGGACAAGGACATACCTCTAAACAAGGACATCCATTAGTATCGGTTAACCTGACAATAACTTGAGTGGAACCTGAGAGTTCAGGTGGTAAATTAAAAGTATATGTTGGGGGTATGTTAACTCCCGATGCAATAGGTATACATAACGACAATGTAATGTCACATACCTCTATATCATAAGGTCCAATACCAGTTGCCCCTGTTATTTCTATTGATTGAATCATCTATTATATACTTATCATTACACACCATTTTCAGGCATTATATAATTATTATCCTCGGAAACAATTGGGTCTCCTGATTCACTTAATATATAATAAGTTACTAAAGATGGTGTAGGAGTAAAGGTAGGAGTTGGAGTTTGAGTATTGGTCGGTGTTTGAGTATTGGTTGGAGTTGGGGTCGGTGTTTGAGTATTGGTTGGAGTTGGGGTCGGTGTTTGAGTATTGGTAGGGGTTGGAGTCGGTGTTTGAGTCGCACACGGATTAT